TTTGCAGTAATACCTTTTGGCGGGTAGTATTTGATTATCAACCCACCTCTTAATTTATCAACCTTTTCTTTAATTTCATCCTTATGGTCTTTTAAATCAGCTGAAGGGATTGATGTAAATATAGTATCGTATCTTTGCCCAACATAATTTTGAGTAAGTTCTAATGTATAATGTAATACATTCTTACCTTGCCTTACCGCTTCGGCTCCTATGTGAGATAAAACCCAAGTTTTACCAACTCCAGATGGTGCAACGATTACTCCTAATTCTCCTGGCCCCAATCCTCCATCAGTAAGTTCATCGATTACATCCCAATTAGTAGCAACAGTTCTTCGATTTACTTCTTCAAAACGAACTTCAATTTCTTCCTTATAATCTAATCCCAAATCAGCAGTTTGCCCAACCTTAACTGCATCCCTAACCATCTTTTCAATTTTTTCAAATTGACCGGTTTTAAGCAATTCTACTGAATTAAGAATTACATTTTTAAAATTTTGATTTTTACAAAATGTAACAAACTCAGATTTAACCCATTCCTTATCAGAATGTTGTGTGTTTTGATACACCGCTTTTAATTGTTGTAATACATTTTGTTGTAAAGTATTATCAGATATTTTTTGAACTTCGGTTTTAAAATAATCAGTAGTTGGATTATTTTTATATTTGTGGAAATATTTTTTAGTTAAATCAACAATCCACTTATTTGTATCCGATTCAAAATATTTTGTTTCTAATATATCTGAAACTTGTTCCAAAAAAGGTCTATCACTAACTAAATTAGCTACAACCTTTGTTTGGTAACTCTGACCATATTTTGATAAATTATCAATAGTTTCACTCATGCTTCAAATATAAAAGTTAATTTTATAATTTCCAAATTATTTTAAAATAAGATTTCCAAAAGAACTTCGTAACCAATCATTCACATCTGTCCAATTTTGTAATATTTTATATTTCATACCAAATCCTATGAATTTCATTTTATCCAAAGGTTCATTTTCTTCTCTGAATTTATCAACTATTTTTAATTTAGTTGTTCCACTTATATCAGGATTATCTAATTGCATTAAATCAAAATTTCTTTCAATAATTTTCTTACTATCTAATATAGTTTGAAATACTTTGTATTTATCTTTTTCGGCATCAGCTGCTTGCATTAAATCATCTATTGATACTCTTCTATCTCCTTCAAATAAAGGTAATCTCTTTTGTAAAGTTTTTAATCCACATCCTTTTACGCCATCAATATTATCAGATTTATCACCATCTAATACTCTATACCAAATAAAGTTTTCAGGATGAATTCCATATAATTCTATCAATCTTTCTTTTGTAATCTTTTCTTTTTTAAGAGGATTCCACACATTTACATTATCTGATACTAATTGTAAAAAATCTTTATCAGATGAAAGTATTAAAGCATTCTCATCTTCAGTTACTACTTGCTTTGATAAATAACCAATAACATCATCTGCTTCAATATTATCATATACCATAGTGGTAACTGGCAAAATACTTAGTATATTACCCAACCAACTTATTTGCCTCTTCAAACTAATTTGCTCATCTTCTTCCGTCATCATATCATCATACTGACGGTTTACTCTGAATTTAACTTTTCTATCTGCTTTATAATTTGAAAAAGTTTGTCTTCTTTTTTGAGACCCTCCTTTTCCATCAAACACAACAACTACTCTAGATGGATTTTCATTTCTAATAACCATCCCTAGAGATTTAAGAAACCCAACTACGCCACCAACATGCTCACCATCTTCGTTCATTGTAGGATTTGTACTCCAACACCTAAAAAAAGTATTAAGCCCATCTACAAAAAGAACTTTCGAATTTCGGACTCTATGTGTATTATGTTCTTTGTCAATTTCCTTAAGTAAACTTTTATATTTTTGGTTCATTGAAATTTTCTTTAACTTCCTTTGAATATTTTTCTATTGTTTCTAAACTAAAATGATGATATTCATACTCCCCCTCTTCTTTATAATTCACAGAAGATGTTAAACAATTTTTACCACTAAATTTTATGATTACATTACTAAGATTCAAATCATCAATCAAATTTAAAATTGAAATAGCTGAAGATGAATTATATCTAAAGTGGGCGTCTTCTAATAAAATGATTCTTAAATCAACTCCAATATTTTCTAAAAATGAGTAAATGTATTTTAAATGAATTAAAAATTTAAAATAATAATCTACCTGGTTGATTTCAAAACTTTCTATAAATTTAGATAATTTCTTTGTTTCGAATTCATCTAAATCTCTTTTTCTACTATGATAAAATTGCGGATGAACAAAAAATTTATTTCCAGTAAGAAATAATTCCCTTTCCCTCTCATTCAGTTCTCTATGAGATTGCTTATCGATATATGAAGTTCTATCCAAAAGAGATAATTGAAAAATAATAACATCTCCTTTTTTATACTCAGATAAAAACTTTAATAAGTTACCAAATACTTCAAAAGAACTCAGTCCAGATATTGCTTTATTTTCCTCAGTTAAATTTAGATGACTTGCAACTTCGCTATAAATTGAGAGGCGGACTCCTTGAGCCAGCCTCTCACTATTATAGGTTGAATATGAGTCACCAAATATCCATAGTTTATTCATTATTCTACTTCATTTGGTAAGGCTGTATCAACCTCCATTGCTTCAATATCGTATGTATCTTTTTTGTATTGAAGAATAGTAGCCTCACAAATCTTTTTATAAATTTGCTCTCTTAATTCATCTTTCTCTTCCATCATTTTGATAAAATCTTTTGATTGGAATTTGATGATTTCCCCAGTATCGGTGTCGGTATATTCATACCAAGCTCCACCTTGCTTAACTAATTTGTTTTCTTTCAAACTTGTCAACCAACTACCATAGTTATCAATTCCTCTATCAAAGTAAATTTCAAAATCAGCAGAACGAAGTGGTGGCCCTAATCGGTTTTTTACAACCTGTGCCCTAACTGATATACCAACTATCTTATCCTGCCCGCCAATTTTCATTTTGATTTGACCAACATTTTTCAATCTCAATCTAACTGAAGCGTGGAATGCTAATGCCTTACCACCACTTGTAGTCCAAGGGTCACCAAACATAACACCTAACTTCTGTCTTAATTGATTTGTAAAGATAACTGCGATTTTCTGTCTACCAATTGTGTTGGTAATTTTTCTCATCGCTTTTGATATGATGATTGCCTTATCAGTTGCATAACCATCCTTATCATAATCAGCTTCCATTTCCTTTTTAGTTGATGCCGCTGCTACCGAATCCACTACAATTGTTACCAATTTCTGTGCATCCTTTTCTCTAACCTTTTCGATAATGGTTTCGATTGTTTCAAAAATATCTTCTACTGTATCTACTGATACATACAATAGTTTAGATACATCTACTCCAATTGCATCGAAGAATTCTCTACTCACCGCAGTTTCAGTATCAATCAATACTGCAATACCACCCTGCTTTTGAGTTTCAGCTAAAAGGTGGGCAGAGAGTAATGATTTACCACTCTGCTCCAATCCAGTTAGTTCGGTAATTCTTCCCACAGGAATACCACCATATGGTCGATTAGAAATAGCAACATCTAGCATAGCAGCTCCGGTAGAAATCCAACCATTCACATTGGTGGGAGCTCCTTCGGAATCATCATCTAAATAAAAGGCGATTTTTTGGTCTTTTTGTTTTTTGTTCAGACTATCAACCAAAATGTCTGCTAAATCTGTTTTTGCCATAATCTATATTATTTGAATAAATCTTCGAATGCATCTGCTACTTGTTGAGTAGTTTTAGCTACCGCTGGTTTTTCATCATCCCAAGGTAAATCAGATGTTGATTGTTTTGCTTTTGGTGCTTCACTCACCTCATCTAATTGATGTGGCTTAGAATCGAAATCAAATGAATCTGATACAGATTGTTCTGATTTAGCAACAACAGTCTCTTGAGTAGTAGAAGTTTCAGTATCATCAGTTGTGTTTCCACTCAACCAATTCTCTAAAATTTTCTTTAACTCATCGTAAGATAATTCAGAATAAATAGATGTGATATCTTTTTGATTCTCCAATAACTCTTGAATCTTTGCATTATCATCGTGCAACTTTGTAGAGTTTGGTTTCACTCTAATAGTTGTAGTAGGATAAGATGCTCCACCTTCTGGTGCAGTATAATCAACTACAATATCTCTACCATTTAAAGGATGTGATAAATCACCATAATCAGGATCTGCAAAATACCCCAATAATTCTTGATAAACGGTTTTACCAAATCCCCAAAATTTAACACCCTCATGCTCCAATCCTCTTACGATTACTGGCACAAAAGTTCTTAATTTTGGCTCCATTTTCTTAGCTTCACGATAATCATCTTTACCGCCCATTCTCTTAAGTTTGTCAGCAAACTCAACAATTGGGTCAGGTCTTCCGAAAGAAGCTGGTGATAAATAAGATTTGTTGTTGATGTTGTAGTGAAAATACAATTCAATAAAAGGAATTTCCTTGTTGAATTTGTAAGGTACTAAACGTAATTGGTGTTTTCCGACTGAAGGTTTCCATAGACTGTCGGCTGTCTTTTGTGTGCCCTGAAGTTTGTTCAGACGGGCTCTGATTGCATCAATGTTCGTTGACATAATTTATAGTTTTTAAAGTTTAAAATTTAAGTTTATCGTTACGAATATAAATATTCGCAAATCAAAAACTTAGAACAAATATACGAAATATGTTCCTAAGTTCCAAATGTTTTTCAGGATTTTTTTGAAAATTCTTTTGTAAAAGAATTACGATTTTTTTTGACTGTTCTAAACGAATCATATAATCTTTTTTGTTCGTTTATTTTTGCCAAAGTCCAATACCCATCCATGTGATGTTCATACATTTCTTCCCAAAGAGAAAGATTTTCAGAATAAGAATGTGGTTGAGATTGAGCCCATTTTTGAGCGGCTCTAAATCCTTTTGGAGTTGCAGGAAATTCACCCTCTGCGTGAGGATTTAAAAAATTTAAGAGTTTTTGTAACAGGCGTTTCATAGAAGAAAGAGTGGGAGATTCATCAATAAATATATACGAATATATCAAAACAATAATTTTTTTTTAGTTTTCCAAATATTTTTTTTATTACAATTTTCCCCCCTTAATTCCTATCTTAATTTGCTGGAAAATCGCTAAATTTTAATCCCCACATTAGGGATATCATTCCCATTTCTCTTTGAGCCCACTTCTTATTATATCGAAATCTTTTTTGAATTTCTTTAATTCCCCATTCTTTCCACTCATCGTTTTGAGATACGCTCATTTCCCATTCAGTAAACCAATTATCTTTCCTATCTTTAATATCATCAAAGGTAA